TCTTCTAACGCCCGCACGATCTTCTCGTCCACAGTGCCCCTGGTGATCATCCGGTAGCACCAGACATCATGGCGCTGACCGCTGCGGTGCAGTCGCCCCACCGTCTGCTCGTACAACTCCAGCGACCACGGCAGCGAGAAGAACACGATATTGCTGCCGCCGTGCTGAAGATTCAGCCCGTGCCCCGCTGACTTGGGGTGGATCAGCAGCAGCTCTATCTTCCCGTCGTTCCAGTCATCGATCGAGCCTTCGATGGTTCTGGCCTTCGGGTAGCGGCGCTGGAGTTCTTCCAGTTCCGCTTGGAAATTGTAAACAACTATTGTATTGGCGCGTTGATTTTCTTGCAAAAGATTGTCAAGCGCGTCGAATTTGTGTGGCGAGGTATGCACCGTCGTTTTGCTTTCGGCGTAAACAAACCCTGACGCCAGTTGCTGTAACTTGGCCGTGACGACGGCGGCGTTGGCAGCAATGGCGCGCTCATCACCGTAGCGCAGCACCATCTCTTGCTTCATTGCCTTGTAGTCGACCATGTCCATCTCGCACTCAACGTCCACGGTGTGCAGCGGCGGCAGCTTGTCGGCATATTCACCAGGCTCCAATACGAACGTGGCGTGCTTGATGCGCTCCATGACCAACTTGAGCGCGCCCGCGCGCGGCTCCCATTGGCCGAATTCCTTATTGATCAGGACAAAGTACTGCTGCTGGAACGCGCCCTTGCTGCGACCCAACAACGTCTGGTCGATGATCTTGCACTGACCGAATACGTCTTCCAGACCGTTGCTGGTGAACGATCCGGTCAAGCCCCACCTGATCTGGATCGGGTCGATGACTTTCAACAGCGCCTTGAACCGCGCGCCGGATGGGTTCTTCAGCCGCGTGAGTTCGTCAAACACGATCCCGTCGAACGGGCGCATATTGTTCGACAGCCATTGCAAGTTGTCGTAGTTCGTCACCGTGATGTCAGCGTCCTCCATCAGCGCCTTCAGCCGCTGCGCTGGCGTGCCGACGCACACAGCCACTGACAGATTCGGCGCCCACTTCTTTGTCTCGGTCGGCCAGACCGACACGGCCACCCGTTTCGGGGCGACGACAAGGAACCTTCCAAGACCCTGCATCGCCGCCAGCGTGATGGCGGTCTTGCCCGCGCCCACGGGCGCGAGGATCATTGCGCGGTCAAGTCCGTACAGGAAGTCAGCCGCGAGGTTTTGGTACTCACGCAAGTTCATTTGCAATCCTTTTACCAATCCACCGCACTACGGGAACGGCCCATGAGTTACCAAGCGCCTTGTACCGAGGGCCGTCAGGCGTCGGCTTACCTTTAGGTTTAATGTCGGTGTAGTCGTCAGGGAAGCCTTGGAGGCGTTCGCACTCGCGGGGGGTGAGGCGGCGCACTTGCATGGCCTGCAACAAATTGGGGACGTGGTGGTAGTCCTGCCCTGTGTCGATGGTCTTTGATACGTCGCCCGTGACATCATTGTTGTAAGCGTCAAATCCAATCGGCTGCGTGGCCTGCATCACCACCGCGACAGCATCGGCGCACGTCCGGCTGTCCTGTGTAAACGCAAGACCCTCCTGCCAACCTTTCCCCTGTGGCCCTGCGCTGTCCTTGCGCCCTATTTGCGCGTGCTGCAAAGCAAACGCCACCGCAGGAGGATGCCCACCACCCGAGGCAGATGGCGTGGGCATCGTCGGCAGGCAGTCGGCCATGACGGTTTCGTCGTCGCAGATGCCGTAAGCCGCTGCTGCTTGCTGCGAACAAGTCAAACTGTCGCTAATGCTTGTGTCGCGGTCAGAGTTAGGGAGTTGGCAAACTTGAGCGTTATGGTGAAAGGCTATGACATCAACAAAGTGACCCCCGTTGGTAGGAATCAGCGGCCCCATCACCACCGCGTGTTCGGCGTTGCTGCGTGCCAGCGTGTGGCACGGGTCGCCCGGTGTTCTGCTCTGGCGGTTGACAGGCGCGGTGATGTTGAAGAAGTCGTAAGTGACGGGTTGTTTGATAGCGTCAACAAAGTGACCCCCGTTGGTAGGAATCAGCGTCTCCGTTTCGGCGTCGTAGCGTTTCCCTGTCCCCGAAGTAAGGCACAGGGACAAACAAGGCACCCCCCCATTGATGTGTTGGTCTTCTAAGCCTTGCTTGTCGCCAAAATGCGCGTCTAAAGTTGTAGCTATCTCGGCGGGCCAAGTTTGCGCTACGAAATGATTTCCGGCGGCGCCTTCTGGTCGCCCTCCTGCACTACCGCTAAAAGCGCTTCGCGTAATTGTTCCGGCAACTTCTTGCCTCTTTTCTCTGCTCGGCGCAGTATCCCGGCGCACGCCATCGAACTCAAAAAGAACCGCTGCGGGATCAAAGTCGTCTCTAGCACTTGCGATAACGAACACACGGCGGCGTCGTTGGGCCACTCCGAAATATTGGGCGTCGAGGATTCGCCACGCGACTGCTCTTTTGGCTCCATCAACAAAACCAGCGTTAGCCCATCGGCCCCCTGGTGGGATGAGCGCATCATCTTCACCGGCAAGCGCGCCCAAAAAGCACCCAAAGGCGTTGTCTTTGGTGTTGAGGACTCCGGGGACGTTTTCCCAGAAGACAATGCTTGGGGTAGTTCTAACTGAGTCGATTGCATCGGCGATCTCGCAAAAAGTCAAAGAAAGGTTGCCGCGTGCATCGTCAAGCGAATGACGCAAACCAGCAACAGAAAACGCTTGGCAGGGTGTGCCACCGCAAAACAGATCGGGCGCTTCCACTTCACCTGATCTGATGCGATCAGGCAGGGAAGTCATGTTGCCAAGGTTGGGCACACTAGGGTAATGATGCGCCAGCAAAGCGCACGGGAACGGCTCAATCTCGGAAAGCCATGCCGCTTCCCACCCAAGCGGATGCCACGCAACCGACGCCGCTTCAATCCCGCTACAAACGCTGCCAAATTTCATCAATCTGCTCCTTGTTCCAGACGACAAGGTATCGCTGGTTGAGGCGCATCATATCTTCGGCAAAAACTTTTTGCAAGGCAGACAGCCGACCGCCTTCGGTCTTGATCTCGACGAACCATGTCTCGCCGTTCGGCAAGCACACAATTCTGTCGGCTACACCGGCCCTGCCGGGGCTAACGAACTTGTAGGCCTTGCCTCCTAGTGCCTCAACACGCTTCACTAGGTACCGTTCTATTTCACGTTCCAGCATAAAAAACTTGTTGACTTGGGTTGCGGCGATGCTAACATAGCGTTGCGGGTCATTCGCCCGTAACCACTAAAGGCAAACAATGAAACTCACACTAGACACTATCGAAATCAACGAAATCTTGCTGGACTGGGCGCAGAAACGCTTCCCAGAAGGCAACTTCAACAAGGTCGATCTCTCGACCTACTCCTACGACCCCAAGGTCACGTTCACTTATGAAGCGGAGTCTGTTGATGAAGCACTCTAATATCGTAGGCGGCTCGACCGCTGAGCGCGTCATCAACTGCCCCGGTTCGGTGAAGTTGGTGGCGACCATGCCACCAAAGCCCAGCAGCACATATGCAGATGAAGGGACACTCCTTCACGACTGCATTGCTGATCTGCTGGATTTGAAGGTCAAGAGCGCCAAAGAAATGATTGGCCGTCAGTACAACGACCAGATTCTTACTGAAGAGTTGGTGGAGGAAAAACTCCTGCCAGCCCTGCGCCTGCTTAACACGATAGACCCCGAAAACGTGATGGACTTCGAGGTCGAGCAGAAGGTCGGTTTCGGCGATTTCCTGCCGGGGGTCTTCGGGCACGTTGACCTGTTGGGCGCGTTGCCCAAAACGGCGGTGATCGTCGATTGGAAGTTCGGCAGCGGCGTCATGGTAGAGGCCGAGGAGAACTACCAAGGGCTGTTCTACGCTGCCGCCGCGCGGCGTACTGATTCCACCAAATGGGTCTTCAGAGGCGCTGAGAAGGTCATTATCGCCATCATTCAGCCGCCAGGCATCCGCGTTTGGGAAACTTCGATAGAACGGCTCGACCGTTTCGAGGCGCAGTTGACCTCTGCGGTTACGGAAGCAAAGTCCGACAACGCGCTGATGGCGGCTGGCAAGTGGTGCAAATGGTGCCCCGCGAAGCCAGTCTGCCCCGTGATGACCGGCGAGGTAGATCGGGTTCGGGCGGCGCAGATCGAGGCTTTACCCGCTGACCAGATCAGCGCATACTTGAAGACCGCTGATCAACTTGAGTCATGGATCACCGACCTTCGCGCGCTGGCGTTTCAGATGC